GTTATTGACAGTGAGTTTGACAAAGATACAGGTGTTTTGATTATCAAAAAAGTTGATTTACTTGAATTTTCTTTTGTCACGATTCCAGCAAATAGATCAGCTAAAATCCTCAGCATGAAAAATAATGAGCAAGATCAAGTTTATAAAAAGAAAAGAAGTACTTAAATATCATAAAGTATTTGAGGTTTATCATTTATACTTTGTATATTGTATTTTTGGTATTCCAATTAAAAAAGAATATAGCTGGACGCTTACAAAGAACGAAGCCATAAATCGTATCAATAGTATGCATCTTATTGGGATAGATATTAAATTAATATAGGAATAATTATGACTAAATATACAAAATATGATATAGATGTACTGCGGTTATACTTATTTCATATGATTCAAGCTATGAGTCAAAAACCATCATATTCCTATTCTTGGCAATTAACCGATGCGACTGATAATAATATAGAACCATTGATTAATAGGAAGCGACATGTATTCACTTATGAACATCAAACTGGAGACATACCATGCTAACAGGAACATTGATAACAACATTGATAGTGTTATTGTGTGCAGGAGGTTGCAGTTACAAAAGTGTTATAAGTAAGGATTATGATGTAGGAAAAATTTGGGGTGTATTCTCAATCATCATGCTAATTATATTCGCTTTTTTATTCCTCGCAAGCTACTTTCACGTCAACACAATAATCTCAAATCAACTTAACTTGGCAATTTTAACACAGGGGATATGATATGACCGATATTGAAGATTATATTACACTTAATACAAGTGCATTTGATGATAGAAAAATATTACAAAGCACTTTAAAAAAGCTAGGAAATTTTATTGCTACAAATACTTACCATACTGATGATGAGAAAAAATTTATTCAAATTCACTATTTCTTCAATGAACTCCTAGCTAAAATTGAATCTAAGTATTATCATGAAGAGTGTGGAGAATGGGTAGAAGATGGGGGATTTTGGCTTTGTGCAGAAATGGATTTAGATGAGATATTCAATACGCTTGCTGAACAAATAGAATCGGAGACGTGGTAATGTTTTACCTATGGAATATATACCGCATGGCAATAAATGCTTATGTTGATGCGTTTGTTAAGATGCCAAATCAGGAGACTTTGGCAGCTTTTAAAGAATCTGAAAACTTGGATAATCTACAGACTTATAGATCATCTCAAGAACTGTTTGATGATTTAAATGTTTGACCTACTTTTCCACATAGCCGTTCTAATCGGTCTAGCAATGCCTGCGGTTATGGCATATTATGTCAGGAAAGAAATAACTGTACTCCCACATAACAGAAAGTTACTTGCTGAGTTAATTGTCATCTTTCTAGTTATCATCCTTATTACGATGCTTATAGGGCTTGACATCCTATTCTAGTTAGTAATATACTTAATATCGGCAATATGAATTTTATTCAATCCAAATTTTAATGGACGATTGCGTCTAATCATTTGTTTAGTGGAATGAATAAAAGTCTTGTTTCCCATATTGCCCAATGTAATGCCGATGATTTGGACGCAGTCACCAACTCCAATGAAAAGCAATATCTAAATTTTGAAATCAAGCAAGTTACAAAAAAGGGCGAATTCACTGGACTCGCCGCGGCATTTGGTAATATAGACCAACAAAAAGAAATTATCATGCCTGGTGCTTTTGAGGAGTCAATTGCAAAATTTCAAGATGATCCAACTTCTATAGCAATATTATCTCAGCACGATCAAAGAATGCCTGTAGGTAAACTCACTGAAATTAAAGAGATTACAGAAGGGTTATTTGTCAGGGGACAAATGGCTTTGGAAATTGAGGAAGCAGAAAAAACGAGAAAATTGGTAGTCGCTAAATTAATCAATCATCTTTCAATTGGATTTAAAGTTATTGACAGTGAGTTTGACAAAGATACAGGTGTTTTGATTATCAAAAAAGTTGATTTACTTGAATTTTCTTTTGTCACGATTCCAGCAAATAGATCAGCTAAAATCCTCAGCATGAAAAATAATGAGCAAGATCAAGTTGTTTCCAAAAAGGAAATAACTGACCTAGATAATATTGAAACTTTACGAGACGCAGAGGCATATCTTAGACACGAAGGTTTATCTAAGAATAAAGCAACCGCAATCGTTTCAATCATTAAGAGGCAGCTTTTGAGTGAGTCAGAAGTCCCCCCTAAAACTAATCCAAATCTGAGCGAATCAGATAAAACTAAAAATAATCAGGAAGAATACGCACGTCTTTTTGTTGAAGGCATGGATAAAATAATATTTAATTTAAAAAATAAAGGATACGAAAATGACAATAGAAAAACAAGTTAGCGATAAGCTAGATGAGTTTCAAAAGGTTGCTCATCAAAATCAACAAGTTATAGATCGTAATGAAAAAACAGACGATTCATTAGATAATGAACAAATCAGGAAAATTTGTAAGGCTGAAACCGATATCATGAATACCAGCAGTGCTTTGGTCGCAACACAAAAAGAGCTTGCCGATTTAAAAGTAAAAAGTGAAAATCAGTACGAGGAGATGCAAAAAATAATGTGTCGCCCTGGGGCTGGTGCTAAAACTGAGAAAAGTGCTGTAAGACAATATACAGAAGCTTTAAATAATTTTTACCGATATGGTGCTAATCCTATTAAAGGAAGCGGTACAAACGTTTCATGCATGCCTAATAAAGACATGATTGAAATAGGAGCAAAAGCCATATGTCAATCCCATTTTGGTTATATCGATCCTATTGTTGTTAAGAAATTAGCTAGTGAGATCGTTGGAACTGTTGAGGGCGAATTCTTTTCTTTATCGCCTGTTCAAAAAGCTAAGGCATTATTTGTTGGAAGTAATCCAGACGGTGGTTATTGGGTAGAGCCTGAAAAATCATCTATGCCTATTACTCGTGAATTTGAGACCTCACCTATGCGTCAAGTAGCCGATGTTATAACAGTTGGCAGTGAATCTATGACTTTTATGGTTAGAGATAATCAAAGTGCATCTGGTGGCTGGGTAGGAGAACTACAACAAAGGGCTGAAACTGCAACTGCAAAGATCGGTCAAGAAGTTATTCCTGTGCATGAGCAAACCGCACACCCTCAAGCCAGTCAAAAAGTTATTGATGATGCACTGGTAAATATTGAGCAGATTATCGCAGAAGATACTGCTGAGATATTTACTCAGACTGAAAACACGACTTTTGTTGAAGGTTCTGGGGCTGCACAGCCTAGAGGATTTTTAAGCTATCCTGAGTGGGCTACTCCAAGCACAATAGCAGGTGTTAAGGGGGTTTATGAGCGTAATAAACTTGAAACAATAACAGGTACTATTACGGCAGATATTTTGACCCTTTTAGATAATATGCTTTTATCAATATATCGTCCAAGAGCTACATGGTTAATGGAGCGGTCAACTTGGTTACTTGTACGTCTGCTCAAAGATGGAGAAAGTCGCCCATTAATTGATTTTACTCAACTAAAAGAAAATACAAGTCAAATCTTGTTAGGCAAACAAGTTATTTTTGCTGATGATATGCAAGATGCAACTGCAAGTGATAACTTGGCGATTGCATTTGGTGATTTTAAAATTGGTTATAAAATTCTTGATCGCATGGGTATTAGAACATTACGTGATCCATTTACTGATACACCTAACGTTATATTCAAGAGTACAAAACGTGTTGGTGGTGGAGTAACTAATTTTCAATCAATCAAGCTTTTAAAAATATCTTAATATTAATTATTTTTAATTATTTAAAAAAAGGTTATTAAAATGACAGTAGATAGAAGAAACGATTTTGTTCCAGTATTTGTTTTTAATGCTGATATCACAAGTGACACCACAACTACAGGTGAAATTATTGATACTGCGAACACACGTGGCAACACGTTTATTATAAGTTCACCTGTATTTTCAGATGGGACGTTTACGCCATTAGTTGAGGAAAGTGACGATGCTGGTTTTTCTGGAGCAACCGCTGTGCCTGATAAAAATTTGCTTGGCACTGAGGCAGGTGCTGCATTAACTGCATTAAGTGCATTAAGTAGCAATTTGGCATCAATCGGATTTTTTGGTACAAAGCGATTTGTAAGATTAAGTCTAGTATCGACAGGAACGACATCAGGTGCTAGATTAAATGCAACACTTACAAAGTTCACAGTTGAAACTCCTTCAGAAGGACTTTCTGTTTAATATATTGAGGGGGAGGCTATCTCCCCTTTTTAATACAATAAGGATTTATTATGAGAATAGAAATTATAAAAGATGCTAAACCTGTTAAGATGTTCAACAGATATAATCGCAAGTTCTATGTGGGCGAGGTGATAGATGTTGATGCTGAGGCTGAAAAGCAAATTGAAATGCCATCAGGATTTTTGGGTTCTGCATTACCATTAGGTAAGGACAAAAGGTTGATAGAGCTTGGTATTGCAAAAATGGTAAGCCCTGCTGCTAAACTCAAAAGTGCTGAGGACATTGTAGCAGAAAGAAAGGCTGCTGAAGAAGCAGAAATAATTAAATTTGAAGCTGAAAAAGCTGCTCTAGCAGATAAAGCCGATAAAGAAGCCAAGAAAGCTGCTGCAATTGAAGCCAAGAAAGCTGCTGCTGAAGCTAATTAAGGTGATCTATGCCTAATTTCCATGGTGATATTTGCAATTATGAATATAAGCTAATCACGCCTCCAGCGGTTACGCCTGTTACCTTGGCAGAGGCTAAAGCTCATCTTAAGGTAACTGATACAAGCGAAGATGCAGAGATAATATTATGGATTGAGGCGGCTACGTGTATTGCCGAGGTGTTTTTAAATAGGCAGTTAGTTACGCAGACATGGGCGTTATTTCTTGATAGGTTTAATATCCATAGTTTTCATAGGCATCATAGTAATCACGGATTCCATAATTCATTTTTTCATGGGGGCATTGTATTAAAGAAACGACCCTTTGATACGCTCACTAAAGTTGCGTTTTATCCTATAGACTGGAATAAAAGCGATGCAAGGACTGATTTTGATATTACAAAGTTTTTTGTTCCAGTGGCTACGCAAGGCAGAGATACACACATTGATTTATTTGATGATGAGACTTTCCCTGATACTTTCAATGTGCAGCAGGCTGTACTTATTGAGTTTACAGCAGGGCAGGCGGTAACAGATATAAATAGAGCTATTAAGCAAGCTATTCTCATCATGGTTGCCTTTCAGCGTGCTAATAGAGGTGATTGTAGTGACGATAGCATTCTTGCCTCAGCAATAGCGTTCTTACAGCCTCATAGGGTTTTTCCAAGTTGCTGTTGACATAGTCAATAATTTAATTTAGGGAATTATATACAAT